CGCCCCACCTAAAATGAGAGCGTATTATGGCGGATTACTGCACAATCGCAGAAGTCAAGAATATGATGCCCGATGTAGAATGGGCTTCCGACTATGATGCTACGATATTGAGCCTTATCTCTCGGGCATCCAGAGCTATTGACCGCTGGACTGGGCGTGAGCCCGATGCTTATTGTGCTCCAGAGACCACCCGAGTATTTGATAGCGTTGGCAATTCTGAACTTTACATAGGTGAGTTAGCTGCTGCCCCGACAGAAGTCAAGGTTGCGTGGGATGGCACAACGTTCGAACTATTAGATGCAGCAGAGTACTATTGCTTGCCGACAAACTCTATCCCATTCAATTACATAAGGCTTGAGCTTGGCACGTTCCCGTGCAAGCGCAGGTCTGTCCAAGTGAAGGGAAAGTTCGGATATAGTCTGTCCGTTCCTGATGATATAAAGCAAGCTGTGATTATACAGGTTGTTCGCTGGTATAAGCACGGGCAGCAGGCGTTCCAGAATACTGCAGCTGCAAGCCAATTCGGCACGCCAGAATATGGTGGGCTGGATGAAACAGTTAGCTCTATTTTAGAGGCTTATCGGAAGGTTGTTATATGAGCTATTCTGTTGGCAATGCGTTAGCTTGGCTTCAAGCCGAGTTAGCTAAAGTGAATGGCATAAAAGAAGCTCCAGCAGCTCCGCCTGAGGCAATGGCTCAATTCCCATTTGCTTTAGCTTATGCCAGCAGCTTTAGCTCGATAGGTGGCTCAGGCTTTGAGGAAGTTCTGGACGTGCTGGTTGTTGAGATCCACGTAGCTCGGCAAGTGCTGCCGAAATCATTCCCGATAGCGCTTGGCTTCAGAAATGATGTGATTGGCATTTTACTTGCCGACCCAACGTTTGGTGGCAATGTAGACACTTACACCGATGTGCGTGGAACATTCGGCTGGCTGCAGTATGCAGGCGAAAGCCATTTAGGCTGGCGCATTGAAATTGAAGTGAAAGGAAAGATAGGATGCTAAAGTATATTGGCAATGCATCGTTAGCTGACATCCCTGCCAGAGATTTGACTGATGATGAAGTGAGGCAGTTTGGTGAAGCATTTCTGCTCTCAACTGGATTGTATGTAAAAGTCGAAGTAAAGCAAAGCAAAGCTTTACACGAGAATAAGAATTTGCAGCCCGAGAGTGAAGACAAGGGCTGCTCAGGCTGTTAGGAGGCTAAATGGCTGGTATTAAACGATTACGCAAATTGCAGTTTGGCAAAGAGACGACTGCTGGCACACCAGTCCCAGCCACAACAATTTGGCGTGGAACTGGAACGTTGGAGGATAAGCGTGAGCCTTATTTTCCCGATGAGGATATTGGCTACATTGCCCCAGTGAATAGGGCTGTTTTCCCGTTCACGCAAGGTCAGCTCGACTTGGACGAAGTCCCTGCAACCTTTGAGCAGCTGCCTTATATCTTGGCGATGGGTGTGGAGAACGTAGTCACTGGAACTGCTGATGGAACGGGGTCTGACAAGATTTATACCTACACCTTTCCCACGACTGCCGTCAAGACACCAAAGACCTTTACCATCGAAGGTGGAGATAATGAGGAAGTAGAGCAGATGGCTTATACCTTTGCCGAGAGCTTCAAACTAAGTGGCAAGCGGAAAGAGCCAATCATGATGAGCGCCACGCTGATTGGCAGTGATGTTAGTGTTTTATCTGGAGGCTTTACTGCAGCTGCGACCTTACCGACTGTTGAAGAGATACTTTTCCAGAAGGCAAAACTCTACATTGATTTGATTAGTGGAACGATTGGAACAACTGAGATTGGCTGCACGTTATATGAGTTTAGCCTCGATGTGACCACTGGCTTCCAAGCTGTTTATGCAGCTAATGGCGACCTTGCCTTCTGCAAGATTAATGGTGGCATGCCTGATATAAAGCTGCACTTGGTACTTGAGCACAATGCCACTTCTAAAGACCAGAAGGCTGCTTGGCGTTCATTGACACCGAAGTTAATTCAGCTAAAGAGCGAAGGCTCGGCTGTTGCAACTGCTGGAACGACTTACACCAAGAAAACGCTAAAAGTCAATGTGGCTGGTATGTGGGAGAAGTTTGAAAAACTTGGTGAGAACAATGGCAACGATGTGCTTGAAGGTGATTTCAGAGTTGCTTATGACCCCACTGCTGCAAAGTATGCTGAGATTATCGTAGTGAACGAGTTAGCGAGCTTACCATGATCAAGATAGAAATTCCGTCCAAAGACTCGCCCGGTTTCTTGCGCAGGGCTAAGAAAAGCATCGAGCTGATGCAGAAGGCTGCTGACCCGCAAAGCAAACCGAATATCATCGATGATTTGATAGAGTTTATTCTGGGTTATGTCATTGAGCCCGCTGACCGAGATGAAGCCAGAGAACAATTGCTTGATGCTTCTGAAGCACAGTTAGGTGAAATCATTGCCCAGATTGGTGGATTAAACCAAAACCCTACCTCACCGAGCCCGAGCAATTAAGATATAAGTCTTGGATGCGAGGGTTCGGTGATGAACCGCCTTACTGGGCTGTTGTGCTTGACTTGAGTGAGACATATGGCATTGCCCCGTGGGACTTTGAAGAAAGATGCACACCAGAATGGTTTCACCGAATGATAATGCGCCGAGATGAGGTCATACGTAAAATGAACAAAGCTGGGCACAATGGCTGAGAAAAATATTCTCGAAGTTATCATTACTGGTAAAGATGAAGCCAGTGGCAAGCTAAGTGGTATTTTAGGGACGCTTGGTGGACTTGGCAAAACCGCTGGCATTGTCGGTGGTGCTCTTGGTGTAGCTGGTGGTGCAGTTGTAAAGTTTGCTGGCGATCTGGCGACGTCTGCTGCGCCCGCAGAGGCAGTGACCAATACATTCAAAAACCTTGCAGCCTCGATTGGCGAAGAAGCTGCCCCGATGCTCGAAGAATTGCGTCAAGCCACAAGGGGGATGGTTGCTGATACCGACTTGATGCAAGCCACGAATAAGTTCATGTCGATGGGCTTGGCAGATAGCTCTGAAGAAGCTGCAAAGTTAGCAGAAATGGCAACCCAGCTTGGCTCTGCAATGGGCATGGATGCTACAGCATCAATGGAAGACTTTGCCCTGATGCTGGCTAACCAAGCCATCCCTCGCTTAGATAACTTCGGCATTTCCTCAGGGCAAGTTCGTACTCGCATTGATGAGCTGATGGCTGCCGACCAGAACCTGACCCGTGAGCAAGCCTTTATGCAGGCTGTTATGGAGCAGGGTGAAACCTCAATGGCTAAAATCGGTGAACAGTCTGGCACAACCGCTGCCAGTATGGCACAAGTACAGGCGCAGCTGGAAAACCTCAAGATAAGTATTGGGACTGCATTGCTGCCCATTCTTGGAGAGCTTGCTAAGGCTGTAACTCCATTAATCCAAGAGATTGGACCTGTTCTTGTTGATGTAGCTGGTCAAGTTGGTGGGGTAATCACCAGTGATGTTATCCCTGCTTTACTTCCGCTTATAGAAAAGTTATTGCCCCCCATTCTTGACCTGTTGCCATCTATTGTTAGCTTATTTGCTTTATTGGCTTCAAACCTCATGGAAGCGCTTGCCCCAGTGCTGGACACACTTGTTTTAGTATTAATTGATCTGATAGACCAGTTCACGCCACTTCTTGAGACCTTACTTCCGCCATTGATAGATTTAATTGGTTCGCTAATGAAAATAGTTGAGCCTATTTTGACAATAGCTACATCTTTATTGAGCAATATTGTTATTCCACTAATTGAGCTATTGTTACCGCCGCTCATTGATTTACTTGATAAAGTCGTTGGTGTTGTTAGCACATTAGCTGGATGGTTAGCTGACCATCTGCAGCCTGCATTTGATGCGATCGGCGATGCAATTTCAAATGTAATCGGATGGTTTGAAAGTCTAAAGGATAAGTTATCTAACATCCATTTGCCTGATTGGTTGACACCGGGGTCGCCTACGCCGTTCGAGCTTGGCTTGCGTGGAATTGCCAGTGCACTAAAAGAAGTGAATGGTGATATTGGTGGATTGACTGTGAATGCATCATCTCCAAGTACTATGCAGCCAATTATGGTTTCAGTTAATATTACTGACCAGTCTTATATCTCATTGTCAGACATAGATAATGCTGAAGCAAGGCTAAAGCCGATTGTAACTAATATAGTCAGAAAGGCGATGGCTTCCTAATGCGATATGGAATTGCTAAATACGGCTCATTCAAATATGGTAGCGGTCCTACGATTGATAACCTGCTTTGGGGTATTATTGTTGATTGGGACGGTGATGGCTATTTTACTGGAGATAAT